GCATCTGTTGCTGCTGTAATGACTTTAGCATCTACTGGTATTGTGACGTTTGCTGATGATATTCTGATTAAAGATGGTGGAACGATTGGCGCAGCATCTGCTGCAACTGCTATCACAATTGCTTCTTCTGGTATCATTACTCTGGTAGATGACTTGATCTTAAAAGATGCAGCGACAATCGGTGTTACATCATCCACCTCTGCTATCACAATCGCTTCCACTGGTATTGTAACATTCGTAGATGATATTCTGATTAAAGATGCTGGCACAATTGGTAGTGCTTCAGCCGCAGGTGCAATTGCTATTTCCTCTGGTGGTATTGTTACCTTTGTCGATGACATCTTAATTAAGGATGGTGGAACCATAGGAGCAGCTTCTGCCACGACTGCTATCACAATTGCTTCTTCTGGTATCATTACTCTGGTAGATGATTTAATCCTAAAAGATGCCGCAACAATCGGTGTTACATCGTCTACTTCAGCTATCACAATTGCTTCCACTGGTATTGTAACATTAGTAGATGACTTGATTTTAAAGGACGCTGCCACAATAGGTGTAACCAGTTCAACATCTGCAATTACGATTGCTTCAACAGGTATCGTTACTCTAGTAGATGACTTGATCCTAAAAGATGCTGCTACGATTGGTGTTACATCATCTACTTCAGCCATCTCAATTGCTGCAACAGGTATTGTAACATTCGTAGATGATATTCTTATCAAGGATGATGGTACAATAGGTTCTGCTTCAGCAGCAACTGCAATGACAATTTCTTCTGCTGGTATTGTGACGTTTGTTGATGATATTCTAATTAAAGATGGTGGTACAATTGGTGTCGCTTCAGATGCAGATTCAATTACAATCGCTTCAGATGGTCAGGTAACTTTATCACAAGACTTAACAATTGTGGGTGAACTTGCAACGACTGGTTTCTCTAGTGAGAGTTTTGCCGCAGCAAAAGTTGTCATGGATAGAAGTGCTGCTGATGGTACAGATGCGGGAGACAATATTATTGATGAAACAGACTCTGATAACATACTAATGGAGAATGTTACATCGTGGGTGACCTCTGGATTTACCATTAGAGATTCTTTCGGTAATCATTTGCAGACAGTTAATGGCGTATCCTAATGACAGTAAGAAGACCACTAGTCTATGATGCTGGACCGGCAAATACATCTGGCATTTTTAGAGAACTAACAAACGCAGAACTACTTGAATGGCAGACTGCTATCATAGATGTATACGCTGCTAATCCAACATCAGTGTTATCTGTGGTTAGTGGTAGTGGTACTATATCACCAACTATGGCAGATACAAGATTACAAGCGGGTGCTGCTAAACAAGGTTCTGATGGTTTTACGTCAGCATTTCCTGCTGCCACCGATACAGCTAACATAAGCACTGTGACTGTCAATTACGATAAAGTTTCTGGTGCATTTGTTACTTCTAATACTGGTGAAGTGGATAATGGTTATAATTATCCTCTCTTCTTCAATGAAGACAATGACAGTATTCAACCAATGAATCTTGACGATTTGATTGACTCTATTATCGAACCTACTATTGATTTAATGGTTTCTGCTACTGAATCCGATAGTACTGCTGGCACATATACGATAAACACTGCTGCATCTTTAAGTGGGTATACAGAGGTTTCTGGTGCAGGGACAGCTATATATCTTGATACTAGGGCAAATGCAGATGCATATACTGCTGCCGGTATTCCAGAAACATTAGATCAACCAACTACGATTAACTCATATTTTCTTCAGAGAAAAAATGCAGGGAGTACAGTGCCATCAACTAAATTATTATTTTTAGATAATGATTATGGTGCGCCTTCCAACCCTAACGATTTTGATGTAAGAGAATATAGTATTGCTGAAGCGACAGCTTTGTTAGCAACTTGGTTAAAAGTTTATGCTGGAGAAGTTACGGGTTACAAGATTATATACTCAATTACTACTGATGGGTCTGGTGGTAATGCCAGAGGTTCTAGTATGGTTGATACTAGATTAAATGGTAGTGGTGCTTTTTCAACAACATTACAAGATGCTAACGATTATAGAGCGCAAGAATTTCCAAATGGTAGTGCTGCAACAATCACTACTCACACGTTAAGAGTTACGAAGGGCTAGGAGAAAATGAATGGTTGATGCTCCAACGAAAGATTTTGCTGGTTATCATGGAAGAAATCGTCCTTTTCCATTTAGTGGTAGAATCATAGAATCATATTATACAAATCCAAATCTAGATACGGTATGTGTTACTTATAGGGAAGATGATGAATTGACTCCAGATGGTGAGCCTAGAGCCTATGATTACTACATGGATGTGGATGAGTCTGATCCAAGATTTAAAGCATTATTGAAAGAGGTGTCGTATGAAGATTTGGAGAAAACCACAGGTGATCGAAATGAAGCATACCACGAACAGTTCAGACAGATTGTTCGTGGATATATTGAAAGAGAAGGATTGACAGGAGACTTACTTGACAGCGGCGATACTGCTGACAGAGTTATGGATGAGGCAAGACTGCAACTTTTTGATTTTATATTTAACTATAATCCAGAATCTACAAAATCAAGAAATGATAAAGAGCAATTTTTCAGATTGAAGCTCTATATGTTTGAAACAGAAGTTGGGCAGAAAGCTTCAAAAAAACACAAATCTGATATAAGAAAATCAGAGTCACCACTGGAAGCGTTTGTCATATTTCAAAAAGCGGCAAAGGCAATGAAAAAAGATGCTTAAATTGTATATGCTCATAGTTGTCGTTGGACTTGTAGGTGGTGTGGTCTATGGTGGTTACTATTACTACAAGGACACACAGTCGAGGATTCAAACTCTCACTGAAAACAATGCAAAGGTTATGGCTGCAAAAGCAGCACAGGACCAAACTATTAATACTTTGATTGCAGATAGAGATAAATTTGACAAACTAAATAAAGAACTACATGTAAAACTAGAAAAAGCAAATGAATACAAAGATACATTAATTAATAAGTTGCGTAAACATGACCTTGCAAAGTTGAGTATGCAGAAGCCGGGTTTAGTAGAAAAGAAGATAAACCGTGGAACAGAAAATCTATTTAGATCGTTGGAAAATCTCACTGGCGCTCCTCTTCCCACTCCTTTTGTTAAGTAGTGGTTGTAGTAGTTGGCGTGATGTTCTTCCAGTAGAAATTAAAACTGTAGAGGTAGAGAGAAAGATACCAACACAGAATAGTCCTAAACCAATAAAGATGAATAATATTCATTTTTATGTTGTGACAGAAGATACTTGGGATTCATTTAAAGAACGGTTTGCTAAAGAGAATGGTGATCTTCTTTTTTATGCTTTGAGTGTAAGAGACTATGAGTCACTTGCATTGAATATGGCGGACTTGAAAAGATACATACAACAACAAAAAGAAATTATTGTGTATTACGAAGAAGCCGTAAAACCTACAGAAAAGGAAGATACCAATGGCAAAAGCAACAACAAGTAGAACGAAAAAAGCAAGCACAGGCAGTAAAAGTCTTGGTGCAAGTGCAGAAGCTGGTGTAAGTGCTGAAGCAGAAGTTACAGACACAAGTGCAAGTGCAAGCGCAGAAGCTTCTGCTGGTGCAGAGGCACACGCATCAACTTCAGTTGGAGGAGCAGATGTAGAAGCATCTGCCAGTGCAGAGGTAGAAGCACACGCTGATGCGAGCGCAGAGGTTACAGATACTGATGTGAGTGCTGGTGCAGAGGTAGGAACAAGTGCTACTGCTGAAGCTTCAACTGGTGTATCTGGTGAAGTTGGAGATAGTGGAATTGTTGCTGGAAATACAACCACAGTGACGGCAGAGGCAGAAGCGGGTGCTGAAGCTGGTGCAACTGCCGGATTGCATGGTGTGGAAGCAAATGCAGGCGCACATGCTGGTGTCGGTGTTGGTGTATCAAACGAGACAACAGTAGGAACAGAGGGCGGTGAAGTCACCACAACTGCTGGTGCTGGTGTATCTGTTGGTGCCCAAGTCGGTGCTGAAGTAGGTGGTGGAGCATCCTTAGAAGATGGCCATCTCAAGGTAGGTATTGATGGAGAAGTTGCACTACTTGCTGGTGTTGAGTTGAATGTTGAAGTGGATATTGATGTTGACAAGGTTGCAAGAGAAGCAGCTGAAGCAGCTGAAGCACTCGCAAAAACTCAAGCAGCAAAAGAAGCAGAAGAAGCGGCAGAGGAAGCAATAAAGGCAGCAAAGGAAGCTGCTGACCAAGCAAGGAAAGCCGCAGAGGAACTTGCAAAAACTGAAGCAGCAAGAATTGCTCATGAGCAAGCAGTGAAAGCTGCCGCAGAAATTAAAGCTGCTGCAAAAAAAGCAGAAGAAGAAGCTGCAAAAGCAGCCCAAGCCGCAGCAGCAGCTGCTGCTGAAGCAAAAAGACAAGCAGCTGCCATTCAAAGGGCTGCTGATAATGCTGCCCGTGCCGCTGCTGTTGAGGTAAAAAGACAACAACAAGCAGCTGAAAGAGCAGCACAGGCAGCTGCCAACGCTGCCGCTGATGCTGCAAAAGCAGCAGAGAAACAAGCAAAGAAACTTGCAAAAAAACTCAAGTTCTGGTAAGGGGAAAGGACATGGGGGAATTTAACGATAAGATTCATGCAGAGTTTACACCACCCAATACATGGGTGTTAGAAAAAAGTCTATCGTTCAAGACGAAAGACCTTACAGAGACAGGTATTGATATTTTAATCGAAGTCGGAGCAAATATTGATAATCGTGGTAGAATTACTTGTGATGCAGGAATGAAAACTGACCTTGCATCTGTCCCTCGTATTGCTTGGGCTGTTATTGCCCCGTGGGATGTCGCAAGAGCAGCGGTTATTCATGATCATTTGTATTCCACATTGAGAAAATATTATCATTCTAAACTTATGAATAAATCAAAATGGAGAAAGGCAAGAGCATTATCTGATAAAGTTTTCCTGTTGGGAATGAAATCGTCTGATCCCAGAGTTTCAAGATTTAAAATGTATTCGGCATATTGGGCCGTCAGGATGTTTGGTCGTTGGCCAGCATCTGCAAATGAAGAGGTATAAGAATGGTTGAAGTTTTTGTAATTGGATTTCTTGCGTTGGTTTACGGGGAATCACATGAATTTATTAGTCACTCAAGAGATTTGATGGATAAGGGTTATGAATGGGAATATGTTGGTTATACAGAGGTAGATTATCCTCCAAAATCACCAGCAATAACTATTAATCGTGAAACTAATCCTCATGTCTATTGGAAATTAAGGAAACCAGAAAATGACGGGAATAGATTGCGGTAATTCAGAATGCGTAAATCCACTTTGTAATTGTGATGTATGTGAATGTACTGAAAATAATCCATGTCCTTGTTGTGTAAGTCCACCAGAATAATATGTGGGAATATCATGCGATATCACATGCGAGAGACATTCCATTTTATGAACTAACAGAAATGGAAGCCTCAGTGGAACGGTGTCATAGACTATTTGGTAAAAAACAAATCATGCATGATATGCTTTACATGATGAAGATTATTAATTACGGTGAACTTCAGAAGTTTTACAAAGGAGTTTAAGATGTGGTTGTGGATGATATCAGCAATAGCGGGAAGTATTCTTGGCAATGCAGCTGACAGTTGGTTTGCAGAAACTAAACTTGGTATTTGGTTTTACAGAAAGATTGATCAGGTATCTTCTTGGACTGCAAGGAAACTAAATATAAAGATGCTCGCAGAAGAAGAAGCATGGAAAAAGAAATACCCTAATGTTGCTGAAAAAATAAGTAACTTGGATAATAGATTGAAGACATTAGAACAACTTGCTATTTTAAACAACGACGACGGAAAATAGGAGAATACTAATGATTAGTAGTTGGATTTCAGAAAGAGTAAAAGAAGGATCAAGTCATCAAGGAGTTATTGTTGCGGTTGCCGCAGCGTTAGTTCTTTTTGCGGGAATTTCCCTAACTTCAGTTTTTCTTTATAGTGCCCTAGTTTGGGGTGTTTGGTCAATGTTAAAGAAGGATTAATAAAATGGCAGACTTGGAAACAGAGGTCAAATTTCTCAAAAAAGAATTGGAAAACCAAAAGAAAATACACGATAGGTTAGACGTTGCGATTGAGAAATTGACTGATGTTTCCAACTCCATTCATCGTATGCTTGCGGTTCATGAAGAAAAACTCACAAGACAAGAGGAAGCCCTAGAGAGTCGTAGAGTTGAGATTTCTAGCCAGATATCAGAGTTACATTCTAGAGTTACCACTAATACTAAAGAGATTATGACTTCTGCTACAACACAACACGATAATCAAAATAAACAAATACAAAAAATTAGAGAAGACCTAAACAATAGAATTGGCGTCCTTGAGAAGTGGAGACATGTTCTTATGGGGTGTTCTATTGTTGCCGGATTTATTTTACATAAATTTATGAATTTCTCTTGACAATCCTATGATAATTTGTTATTATAATGAATGTCTTATATTGATACAAAATATCTAAACCTTGTAAGTCCAATGCTCCCCCTTTTCAAGAAGAAGGGGGATAATCTTTGGAACTTTCGTTGTCCATACTGTGGAGACTCCCAAAAGTCTCGCACCAAAGCCAGAGGATTTGTTTTTCGTAGAAAGGCTGATTTGTTCTTCAAGTGCCACAACTGTAGTGTCGGAGCAACATTAGCAAACCTAATCAAGTATGTAGACTCAAAAACTTATGATGACTATATACTAGAACGATATAGAGAAGAGGGTGTATACAGGGGTAAAAACTCTCCTGTTCCCAAACCGGAGTTTAAATTTGATGCGCCAGTATTTAAAAAGAATGTGTTCAAGTCTCTTCAATCCATATCATCATTATCACCAACCCACCCGGCGAGAAGACTGGTTGGCGAGAGAAAACTATCTGAATTCTCCGACGATCTATTTTTATGCCCGTCATTTTTCAAATTCACGAATACGCTAGTAAAAAATAAATTTTCTTCCTTGGGTGGAGATCATCCAAGGTTGATGATTCCGTTTAGGGATGAGAAAGGAGAGATATTCGCATATCAGGGAAGAGCATTTGGTGACGAGAAACCCAAGTATATTACCATCAAATTAGATGAGGATGCCGACAAGATTTTTGGTCTGGACAAGGTAGACAAGAGTAAACCTATTCTTGTTGTGGAAGGACCGTTAGACAGCTTATTCCTTGATAATTGTATTGCGATGGCAGGAGCAGACTTTAATAATTTTGACGGTGACTTAACAATTATATTTGACAATGAACCAAGAAACAAAGAGATTTGTAAACAGATTGAAAAGATATTGAAACAGGGAAGACGGATTGTGATTTGGCCTGACTCAATAAGACATAAAGATATTAATGATATGATTATTGCCGGTTATACCAAAGAAGAAATCCAACAGATAATAACAGATAACACTTTCAGTGGTGCAGCGGCACAACTGAGATTTGCAGAATGGAGAAAAATAAATGCCTAATAACTATCTTCCCACATCCTACCAAGAGTTTATTCACTTATCACGATATTCACGCTGGTTGCCAGAAAAGAGTAGACGAGAAACGTGGGATGAAACGGTTGCTAGATATTTTGATTTCTTCACAGAACACCTAAAAGAGACAGTTAATTTTGACCTCACCAAATCTTTGAGGGATGAGTTGGAACAGGCAGTTCTTGGTTTGCGTATCATGCCATCTATGCGTTGTATGATGACAGCTGGTGAAGCTCTCAAGCGTGAGAACATTGCAGGGTATAACTGTTCTTATGTTGCAGTAGATCGTCCACAAGCATTTGACGAAATTCTATATATCCTTATGAATGGCACTGGTGTTGGGTTCAGTGTAGAACGTCAGTATGTAAATGAGTTGCCATCTATTGCAGATGAGTTTCATTCTACAGATACTACTATTACGGTTGCTGATTCCAAGATGGGGTGGGCAAAGGCATTCAAAGAATTGGTTGGTATGTTATACATTGGTCAGATACCCAGATGGAACTTATCAAAGATTAGACCCTCTGGCGCACCTCTAAAAACCTTTGGTGGACGTGCTAGTGGTCCAGAACCACTTGAGTCCCTATTTAACTTCGCCGTTACCATTTTCCAGAATGCTGCTGGTCGCAAGTTGACTTCGTTAGAGGCACATGATATTGTGTGTAAAATCGCAGAGGTTGTTGTGGTTGGTGGTGTTCGTCGTTCTGCATTGATTAGCCTATCAAACCTATCTGATGACCGTATGCGTCATGCTAAGTCTGGTCAGTGGTGGAATGAGAATGGTCAACGTGCATTGGCAAATAACAGTGCATGTTACTCAGAGAAACCAGATATTGGTATTTTCATGGATGAATGGAAAGCTCTTTATGATTCCAAGTCTGGTGAGCGTGGTATCTTCAATCGTGAGTCTGCTGTCTGGATGGCATCAAAGAATGGTCGTCGTAATACAGAGGACTATGAGTTTGGTACAAATCCATGTTCTGAAATCATTCTACGCAATCGTGAGTTCTGCAATCTCTCAGAGGTTGTAGTTCGCACATCTGATACACGGGAGTCTCTTTTGGAGAAGGTGAGGCTTGCAACGATTCTGGGTACATTCCAATCAACACTTGTGAACTTCAAATATATCTCTAAATCATGGAAAAAGAATTGTGAAGAGGAACGGTTACTTGGTGTATCTCTAACAGGTATCATGGATTGTAAATTGACAAATGGTAAGGGCCCAAATGGTTCACTTCCAGCAATTCTAACAGATTTAAAAAATATGGCAGTTGATACAAACAAACTATATTCTATAAAGTTGGGTATCAATCAAAGTGTTGCTGTAACGTGTGTTAAACCATCAGGGACGGTCAGTCAGCTGACAGACTCTGCATCCGGTATCCATGCAAGGCACAACCCTTACTATGTTCGAACAGTCCGTGGTGATAAAAAAGACCCTCTTACAATGATGATGATTGATGAAGGGTTTCCTGTAGAAGATGATGTTATGAATCCTAGTCATACTTCTGTATTTTCTTTTCCTCACAAAGTAGATCAAAGTGCTGTGTTTCGTACAGACTTGACTGCAATTGATCAGTTGGAGCTTTGGAAGACCTATCAAGAATGTTGGTGTGAGCATAAACCTTCTGTAACCATTTCTGTCAAAGATCATGAGTGGCTTGAAGTTGGTGCTTGGGTATATCAAAATTTCGATTACATGAGCGGAGTTAGTTTCCTTCCATTTTCAGAACATACATATAAACAAGCACCCTATCAGGATTGCTCAAAAGAAGAATATGAAGTGCTCTTGGAACAGATGCCTAGAAATGTGGAGTGGAATAAATTGTCAGAATATGAAAAGACTGATACAACTATCGGCTCACAAGAACTAGCCTGCTCAGCCGGTTTTTGTGAAATACAATGAGAATGATTGTATGTGATTCGTGTGAAGCTGAGTTTAAAATAAAACATACTATGAGTAATACTCATTATAGAATTATGCACTGCCCATTTTGTCAGGGCGATATTGAAGACCCAGAGATGGAAGATGATATAGAATGGCATGAAGATGACTCTTAAGCAAATATAATGTATGACTTCATATTATTTACACCTCATGATGGTACTAGAAAAATAGGTGCTTACCGAATCGCAATGATTCTAAGAGAACAGGGATATAAGGTAAAAGTTGTTGATTTTTTAGAAATTCTTATACAGGAAGCTTGGTACGCCAAATTTATCTTAAAACTTCACGAAGAATGGGTACATGAAAATACTATATTTGGATTTTCTGCTACTTTCATGTTCAATTTTTTAGGTCATGCAAAAAGAAAAGGCCCTCACGGTCTAACTTTAAAAAAAAATGTATTTCGTCTGAATGCCACACGGTCGGAGAGCAGA